AATTCCAAAGGTAAATCTTAGAATCACACCACGTCAAAAGTCTTACGGCTTTGGTTCAACTACTTCAAACCTTGTAGCAATCACCGCTACTGGTTCAGGCAAACAATATGGTTTTGACATTGCTGACATGGCAGGTCGAGCTAATAATCCTGGTAAATACAGCCAAACTAGACCGTTCGTAGACCCTAGAACTGGTCAGACAGTTCGCCGAAAAATAAACGGACAGGGCGAAAAGATGATTTCTATGCTTCAGTCTAGAAGTGGCAAATCGGCATCTAGGTATGTATACAAGAGCATTGAAGATAAACTTCCGGCAATTAGGGTCGAGGTTGCTAGAACCCTAGATAGAACTATTGGCGAGTTCAATAGAAAGTTGAGGCGAATCTAATGTCAATCAAGGCGATAATTGCTACCCAGTTCGATGCATCTGGAATTAAAAGAGCAGAGAAAGCTTTTGGCAGTCTATCTAAGAGTATTAAAAGTAGCGTTGGCGCTATTGGTGTTGGTTTTGGTGTTGCGGCCCTTACTAAGCAACTCCTGGATGCTTCTAAGGCAGCGGTTGAGGACAGCAAGAGCCAGGCTTTACTTGCGAACCAACTAAAAAACACCACAGGTGCTACTGATGCCGCTATTGCTGGAACTGAGCAATTTATTAGTGCATTGGAACTTCAAACCTCTATCGCTGATGATTTACTACGCCCAGCCCTTTCTAAACTTGTTCTCGCAACTGGTTCAGTAGATCAGGCTCAGAAACTTCTAGCACTTTCAACAGACATTGCTGCTGGAACTGGTAAAGACCTAAGCGCCGTATCTACTGCCGTTGGCAAGGCTGCTGCTGGTCAAACAACTGCCCTATTCCGTCTTATTCCTAGCCTCAAAGGTTCTAGCGACTGGGCTGGCGAGGCTGCTATTCAGTTTGACGGTATGGCTGAAGCCGCAGCAAACAATGACCCATTCTTACGCCTAGAAACTATTTTTGGCAGAGTCCAAGAAGAAATCGGTATGCGCTTATTGCCAGAGCTAAACAACCTGGCTGATTACTTCGCTAGTCCGGCTGGTCAAAAAGAACTTGCCGGCTATGCTGCTCTAATCAAACAACTGGCTGAAGTCTTTATCTTTGTTGGCACAACTGTTGCCGAATTCTTGGCAGGTTTCAAGGTTGTTGGTGCTGCCTTTGGAAAACTGTTCTCAAGTGACTTTGCTGGCTTCATCGAGCTAATGAATAGCCGAGGCATGGTTGATGCTTTGGCAAAACTGGACAGCATTGGCACAACTGCTGCTAGTTCGGCAAATACTCAAATTAGCGCATCTGGTATTACCGTTGGTGGCTCGAGAACAACTGGCAAGACTGGCACTCCTAAAAAGACTAAAGCCCAGATTGCTGCTGAAAAGGCTGAGGCCGCCTATAAAAAGGCTCTTGCTGATTTAGCCTCATTCCAAGAAGAACTAAAGGGAATGAATGACTTTAGTGGGCTAACCACTATGACAAGGGAACTTGGTCAATTCCAGCAATCTGTTATTGATACTTTTGACGGCATCAATAAGAAAATTGCTGAGGGCTTGGCTAACAAGACAATCAGCACAAAGGGCTTAGACAAACTTCGCTCTTTCCTAAAGGCTCAACAGGCACTTCTAGAGGAGAACGCTCGCCAGCGTGATGCAATCATTGAAAAGCGTTCGCTTGCTCAAACCCTTATCAATGATGTAAATGGGGCGCTCAAAGGCACAGGCAACCTAGCCAGTTTGTTAGAAACACAAACAAAGCAGGTCACAACCTCGGTAACCAAGATTGTGGATGGCTTTGCTGTCACAACCAAGCGAACCGTAGATGAGGTTGTTGGTGGCAAGGGTGTTGTTAGCAAACTGAAGGAAGTTGTTGCTAAGACTAAAGCCTTTGCTGCTCAACTAACAAGCCTCAAGGCTGCTGGTCTAGCACCTGATCTGTTCAAGCAAATTGTGGATGCTGGCCCTGATGTAGGTGGCCAGTTAGCAACAGAAATTCTTGCTGGTGGTGCTGACTCTGTAACAGCCCTAAATGACACCTTCAAAGAGCTAGAAACCGTTTCTGCACAGGTAGCCGAGCAGACTGCTGTTGTGATGTATAACAACGGTGTAGAGGTCGCTGGTGGTCTTGTAAACGGTCTGCTATCTCAAGAGCAAGCCCTTGTAGATGCTGCTAAGACTTTGGCTGATGCGTTCAATGCCGCTTACCAAGCTCAAATTATGCAACTAACCGTTCCAGATGCTCCAACTGTAACCCCAAAGGTTTCATCAAACACCAAGATTATTTCACCAAAGGTCACAATCAAGGCAAGCCCTTCAACAAAGGCAGATGCTCAAAAGGTTGTATCCGCTGTAAACAAGTTCTATTCAACTAACACCGGTGCGAAAGTTGCTTCTGGAAAGTTCGTGTTCTAGTGCCTAACCAGTTAGTAGAAATTGGATTCGATCAGGTTATTCCTGGTGGAAACTGGTTTACCCTTGATGACCCAGTAAAAGGTGTGCTGGATAATACTTCTTACCCTCTGGCTGGCTTCGCTTACTACGACATCACCGACTATGTGACAGACATTCAGGTTACTCGCGGTAAGTCTGATGACATTGACAGCATCTCCGCTGGTGAGCTTGTGGTGCAACTAAATAACCGCACTCGCGCCTTTGACCCAACCTATGAGGCTGGGCCTTTCTATGGCAATATCCTGCCTAAGCGCCTAGTCCGATATTCGGCTAACAATGTGCAGCAGTATCAAGGTGTTATTGATGACTGGAACTTGGAATACACCCCAGACGGCGATGCGATTGCTTCCTTTATTTGCTCTGACGGTTTCGTATACCTAAACAACCAGACTCTAGGGGCAGGAACAGCCACAGCCCAACTAGCCGGTGCAAGAATCAATGAAATCCTAGACTCCGAGTTTGTTCAATGGCCAGCAACAGACCGCGACATTGACGAAGGTAGCCAGTTATTAGGGGCAAACGAAGTAGCCGATAACCAGAATGTTCTGGAGTATCTGCAACAGGTAGAAACCTCAGAACTGGGAACTTTCTTTATCGCTAAAGACGGTAAGGCAACCTTCCTAGACCGCAACCACACCCCGATAACAACAGACATTGTGGTATTCGCTGATGACGGCAACGGTATTCCTTATCAGAACTTGCAAATTAGTTACGGATCAGAGTCGCTAGTAAATGAGGTTGTAGCCACCTCAGTCATTACAACAACCGAAACAACTGTTGTAGATACTGACTCACAAACCGAATACGGTATTTTCAATGTCACCTTTGATAACTTGCTACTCAACACAGATACACAGGTTGAGAACTTTGCTACAACCTTGCTGGCTAAATACTCGCAACCTATCTACCGCTTTACCGAGATTGAAATTCGCCTAAACGACCTAAGCACTGAAGCCCAGAACAATGTGCTGGGAATCGAACTGGGTGACTTCGTGCAGGTTGTCTTTACCCCTAGCAACATCCCACCAGCGATTGAGAAATACGCTTCAGTAATCCGAGCCAACCACAATGTAGACATTTCAGGCGAACACATTGTCACCCTCGGCCTAAACACCCTAAACACAACCTTCTTCGTTCTAGATGACCTAATCTTTGGTAGACTAGATGAGAACTCCCTAAGCTAAGGATCAAGATGGCAAGAAAAACATTCACCACCTCTGAGGTGCTTACAGCGGCTAACACCAACCTGTATCTTTACAACCGCCCAGGTGTGACTTCTTCGACTGCTACCGCTTACACAGCAACCACAGCCGACATCAATAACACTCTTGTTTTCACAGCGGCTTCAGCGGTGACTGTCACTATTTCTACCGCTACTGCTCTAGTGGCCGGTGAGGTGTTCAATGTGCTTCGTGATGGTGCTGGAACGGTAACGATCACAGCGGCTTCTACTGCTGTTTCAATCAAGGGTCGTGGAACTGCTGCAACAAACTACGCTATTGGCACACAATACGACATGGTTAGCGTTCAATGCATAGACACTAACTCTTACCGTGTTATCGGAAACGCTACTGCAAGCTAATGCTGATTCCTTTTGGTGTTTTTAGTGCTGCTGGTGCTGGTGGTGGGGCTGCTGCTGGGGCTTATGAACTTATTAGCACCGCTTACGGCACAGGTTCAAGCGGAACTATAACCTTTTCTTCAATTCCTAGCACTTATAAGCACTTGCAAATTCGAGCTGTATCTCGTGGTGACACTGCTGCATACGCTGTAGCTCATCTCCTAAAATTTAACAGCGATTCTGGCTCCAACTATCGCTACCATTCTTTGAACGGAAATGGCTCAACGGTCACTTCGACAGATGCCGGCGCTGCTACTGGCTTCATTTATGCTGCAGATGCTATGGCGGCTAATGCTGGCGCATCGGAATACTCTGCTGCGGTAATTGACATTCTTGATTATCAAGGCACAAAGAATAAGACCACTAGGTCTTTATATGGTTTACATGACGCTAATGATAAGCGCATTCGTCTTTCATCTGGCTTATGGATGAATACGACAGCAATTAGTTCAATTACTATTTCTGCCGCTAGTGGCAATTTCACTACTGCAAGCCGTTTTAGTCTTTATGGAATCAAGTAAGGAGAAAAGAAAATTCCTACATCAACTTATATTCCACTTGCCAACCTGACACTTGGTTCATCAGCTGCTTCTGTGACTTTCAGCAGCATCAGTCAGGCATACAGGGACTTAGTGCTTGTCATCTACCCTTTAGGTGCGGGTCCTTGGATTACAGTCAATTCAGATACTGGCAGTAACTATTCTTATGTCTACATGGTTGGTAATGGTTCATCAACTTACAGCGGTCAGAATTCTGCTGCTGGTCAATTCCGATCAGGTGTTTTTGCGGGTGGAGCTGAGGCTCAATACACGGTGCAATTTTTTGATTACAGTGCAACCGATAAGCACAAGTCAATTTTGAGCCGCGCAGATAAGGCATCGTTTGCAACTGAGGCTTCTGCGCAGCGTTGGGTTAATACGGTTGCCATTACTTCCTTGCAGGTTTATGGTGCTTCTGGTGGCACTTTCACCGCTGGTTCAACTTTTGCTCTTTATGGAATTGCGGCTTAAATGACTATGACTTTGGTAAGTACGGTAACGGTTGGTGCTGGCGGTGCAGCTTCAATAGAGTTCACATCTATCGCGCAAACAGGGACAGACCTTGTTGTGATGTTTTCTGGTCGAAGCACTAATACTGCAACAATAGATTCAGTATCTTTGACATTCAACAACAACGCAACAACAAGCAATTACCAACAAAAGGCTTTGCGCGGTGACGGGTCCACAGCGGCATCTTACCAATATAACAATGTTCGCCCAGATATCTTAATTGTTAGTTCAGTTCCGGATGCTTCAGCAACAAGCAGCACTTTTGGCAACCAACAAATTTACATTCCAAACTACACCTCAACTGCAAGTAAAAGTATTTCGATTGATAGCGTTGCCGAAAATAATGCAACACTTGGCAATCAACAAATCGTTGCTGGTGTGTTCAATCAAGCTGCTGGTATAACAAGTTTGAAATTTACTTGTGGAGCCAATTTTGCTCAATACAGTACCGCTTCTCTTTACACCGTGACCAAAGGGTCAGGTGGGGCTTCGGTTAGCTGAGGCACTTCTTAATAACTAGCAAGAAAGAAAAAGAAAATGACTGAAACACTAACCAAAATTATTGTGGACTGCTCAACAGGTGAACAGACTATTGTCCCTCTAACTGCTGAGGAACTACAACAGCGTGAAGCTGATGCTATAGCATACGCTGAACAGCAAGCCATTCAAGAAGCAGAAGCACAAGCTAAAGCAGAGGCAAAAGCGGCTGGTATCGCAACCCTTGTAGCCCTCGGACTAACAGAAGCCCAGATTTCTGCCATTACTGGCAACTAGTAAAATAGACTAAACGGCCTACGCAACCGGACAAGAAAGACCGATTGTGTCAGATCAAGAAGTGCCAGTATGGGCGCAAGAACTCATTAGAGAAGTTACTATCTTGAATGAGCGTTTGCCGAATCACATTGACTACACCCAGCGTAATATTACTGACCATGAGTCAAGGTTAAGAACGCTGGAAGCCTTCAGGTGGTTGCTGTTGGGTGTTGCATCTGTTTCTGGCCTTGTCGGTTCTTTTATTACAAAGATGATGGGGCTATAAGATGTGGCAGTTACCTTTCCCGGACAAAATGTCTGCCGACCCTTTTGGTGCTTGGCCACCTGCTCGCAAAAAGATGGGTCTTGGCCCTCACCGAGGCCATGACTGGAACGGTATGAAAAAGGGCGCACCTCTAAAGGCTGTTGCCGATGGTGTTATCTCTGCTAATTACTGGTCAGATGTTTTAGGTTGGGTTGTCGAACTGGCTGTCAAGTCCACTTGGAAGGGCAAGCTTAAGACTGTTTACTTTATGTATTGCCACCTTGACAAGCAGTCACCGCTAAAGGTCAAAACAAAGGTTGCCTCTGGCGATTCTGTTGGTGGGGCTGGAACTTCTGGCTCTGCAAGCTCAGGGATTCACCTGCACTTTACTCTTTCAACGACTAGCAAGGGTGGGGCAATCGGAAAATGTTATGACCCTGTGGCATATATCAAGCGCCGTATCAAGGAAGAAGAATCAAATGAAGAAAATTAAAGAAATTCTAGTCCGCTCAATAGGACTTTTCCTTGCTACCTTTTTTGGTGGAACTGCTATTGGTGCTATGGCTGGTGACTGGGTTATGGGTTCACTTGTTGGTGTTGGCTCAGCTTTCGCTGTTGTTGCCACAATGATTGGTGTTTCTATTGCTTGGTCTGGAACACTATCTGATCAAGCAGTTGTCAATTCTTTCCGCGCTGCAGTTTCTAAAGCGGCTGAGGACAATGAGGACATTCAGAAGGCACTTGATGTGCAAGAAGATGGGTCTTTTGATTTTGATGACATTGATGAATTGGATGAGTTAGACAGATAATCGTGTCTAGATTGCTTCAATGGGCAATTATTAAGTTATTGAGCTTTCAAGCTTGGTGGCTGAACCGCTAATTTGCACTTATCAAAGTGCCAGCCAATCATTGGTGGTTTATTGCCAGTTTTATTGCAATGAGGGCAGGTAAGTTGCTCAAAAGTCCTGCCTTTTAATTTTGCAGATAGGGTTGCCCTTTGTTCAGGAGAAATTGTCTTGCCTTTGTGGGCTTTTGAAACTTGAGCCTTTTGTTTATCTGACATTGGTACGCCTTTATTAGCTGGCGGTTTTCTAGGTTGCCCACATTTTTCAAAGTGCCAGCGCTTAGCATTTCCTAGATCTATGCTTCTATTACATACTGGACAAATAGTCCTTTCTTTTGCAATACCAGTTTTTTGTGCTGCCAATCTTTGCTTGAATTCTTCTGTGTGTTTGTAACCAAAAAAACCTTCACCACCATCACTTAGATTTAGCAAATTACTTCTATTAGCAATTTCAATAATTTCAGCAGATTTGGCATCTTCATTAGATAAGTTATTGTGCAAAATTACTAATTCAACATCATCGTATTTGGCAATCCAATGATGAACAGGATACTGAGGGCGCAATCTGGCATCCGAGCAATGCTCTCTAAAACGGGCTAATACTGATCTACTTGTAAAACCAACATAACGAATAACTTGATCAGACTTACGGCGAAGTCCATAAACAGATGCCATGCTATTACTCTAGCACGATGCACTCACTTACAATATAGTAAGTTGGCCATTTGCATTTGCACGAGCATTTGCGTAAATAGCCTTCCTATCTGCTGGACTTGTTGATCCCCACACGCCGTGGGCCTCATGTGCCAGAATCGCATAAGAGGCGCATAGAGCCTTTACAGGACAGAAGTCGCAAATTAGTTTGGCATCTATCTCATTCTGCCTCATAAGGCGCATTGCAAGGCTGTCAGGCATACCTGGGGGCATAGGGTCTACAAAGAATAACCCTTTATAGCGTTCGTCTGAGCATTGTGGCTCGCCTTCCATATCTGCAATAGCATGGCTAAGTTCCAGATAGGCCTTTTGTGCTTTTTTACTCATGACTTGCTTCCTGTCGGTGGGTGGGTCTAGTCTAGGCATTACTAGACAGAAAGGGCAAATCGTGCAACTACTAAATGAGAGGCTTATCACCTCGGCAACTTTGATTGGCTACCTAGAAAATGGGTCAGAGGCGTGGCACTCAGCTCGCAATGAAGCTGGTGCTATTGGTGGGTCTGAAATCGGTGCGATTATGGGCTGGAATCAATGGGAATCAGCCATTACTAAATGGGCTAAGAAAACTGGCAAGATAGATGACCACCTTGAGCCTTCACACCGTATGCGCTTTGGCACTAAGTTTGAGCAACCTATTTTGGAGATTTTTCAGGAAGATCACCCTGAGCTTGAGGTTTGTCAGACTGGAACTTGGGGTTGGAATAATCAGCCTCTAAACCGCGCTAACCCCGATGCTATTGCTATTGATGAGAATGGCGAATTGGTGTTGCTTGAGGTCAAGTTCTCGGCTGACAACATGAAAGAGATTCCACCGTCTTACCGCGCCCAGATGATGTTCTATCTCGGAATCCTGGGTATCAAGCGTGGCATCCTTGTTGCTTGCGCTGGTGGAAATTATGAGGAACTACCATTGGAGTTTGACCAGTTTGAGTTTGAGGTTTTGGTCGAGGCTGCTGCCCGATTCCGTAGTCATGTTCTAAGCGACAAGATGCCAGACTGGGATGGGTCAAACAGCACCTTGCAAACTGTTAGGGCTATGCACCCAGACATTGACACCGATCAAGAGGTTGAGTTGGGCGATTTGGGGATTCACCTATCTAACGCCTATGCTGACTTGCAAGAACAAGAAAAGAAATACAGAGAACTCCAAAGCCGCACACTAGATGCTCTAGGGCAAGCTAAGTGGGGTTTGATTGATGACCGCAAAGCCGTATACAGAACCGCTCGCAATGGTGGGACACCGTATTTGGCTTGGAAGAAAAACTGAAAGGGAAATAATGGAACTACTAATTGGTGACCAGGTGCAGGTATCTATTACCAGCAACTACGGTCTTACTCTAATAACTGGCGAGGTTGTCCTTATCGGTTGTGAAGTTGATGTATTCAAGTTTGAACTGGGTGGGCTATCTCATACCTTTTACAGCGATGATGAAGGCGTGACAGTTAGGAAGGTCGGCTAATGGCTGCTTTTAATCCTGCGGATTATGAAACCGTTGCCGAACGCATCAAGCGCTTCTACTCTGACAATCCATCGGGTCGGATTGTGACTAAGAACTTAACAACAAAGCAAGACCGCCTGGCAAGCACTTGGGTTGTAAAGGCTAAGATTTACATCCCTAACCCTGAGTTCCAAAATGACCAAGTGTATGAGCAGTATCTCCTAAAGGCAACCGGACTGGCTTTTGAGGTAGACGGTCAAGGGATGGCTAACAAAACCTCGGCTCTGGAAAATGCGGAAACCTCGGCGATTGGTCGTGCCTTGGCCAATGCTGGCTATTCTGGTGACAAGCGAGCCAGTCGTGAGGAAATGGAAAAGGTTGCCCGAGCTACTGCTTCCAAGCGTGACTGGATGGCTGAGGCTGATGCCCTAGCCCTTGTCTATAACCTAGAAGGCTTGCGTAAACTGTATTCAGAGGCCGTTGCTAACCGAGCAGATGCCAAGATTATTGAGCAGGTGAAACAACTTGGAAATGAACTTGCAGGATCACAGGATACTAGTGGCGGCGCTTCTGGAAATAAAGGAGTTGCATAGTGAACTCATCACCAGAGGCCAGCCAAATTCAGCAACAACCCTTATCCCTTGCATCTTCGATAGAGCCGAGCGGATTACAACCAACAGATATGCCAATGGGAGTGGTGGCCGAACTCCGCCTCATACAAACTGAAGTTCAAAGAGGAATCAAAACTCTTTACGATTGCGAGGTAAAGCTCGCTGATGCCGAGAACGCTTATGACAGGGAACTGCAATTAGCCTTTATGAACGCTCAGGGAACAGTCGCGGATCGTCAGGCTGTGAGCCGATTACAGGCCTCGGAGAAGCGATTAGCGGCAGACTTGCACAAAGCGGAGTTTAACCGCGTGAAGGCTAAACTGAAGGCTTTAGAGATGGCTCAGATGTCGCTTCAGACACAGAGCAGACTGATTGAAACCGAACTCAAGACCCTAGGCAGATGATAGTCTTACTTTTATGGCTGGCTGCCTTGATTATCTTGGTGGCTATCCCTTCCGGCTGGGTTTGGTCTTTTCTTTTCCGACTGGAAGTTTGGGTAATTAGCAAGTTCGGTAAAATAGAGGAATTATGATTAGCGAGTCTTGCGGATGCGGTGCTTCTT